TCACTCTCGTATTGACATTGCTATTCGTCGTCGTATACTTGTCTCCAACAGCGCACCGAGCGCTACGGAGACCGAGATGACCCTCACCGCAACGATGACCGCCGTCGAGCACTACACGTCGCTGGCGCAGCAGGCGGCGGATCAGGCGGCCGACCGCGCGTACGAGCGCCGGGAGCGCGCCGCGGCACGCGTGACGTTCGATGACGTGCTCGAGCAACTGGCGGCGCTACCCGAGGAGACGAAGGCCCGAATGATGGAGCTATACGACGGCGGCGCTCGCGGCGACCGAGATCACTTCGCATGGAAGCTCGTTGCGCTGTTCGTGGATGGGCTAGAAGCGGCGACTGACCTGTACCTCAAGGGGAACTGAAATGTGGACGCATACCTACATCGATCTGCGCTACGGGATCCTGCATTCGCTCGACTACGTGTGCTCGGGAGGCCATCGGATTCACGAACGGTTCGAGACTATTTTTTACGACCAAATCTGCTGGTGCTGACCATGCACGCCAATTCTCACCTGATCGTCGAGGCTCTCTTCGCTTGGTTCCTCTTGCTCGCGCTGTTCGTTGGGTTCATGGCCGGCGCGGGCCACACGCGGAGCCGCGATGAATAACGACCTAACGCCCGAAGACATGCGCGCGATCGAAACAGCGCACGCAGTACTCAAAGCGCTCACGTTCGGCCCGTTCGCGGCGCTCGTGCTCGCCACTTTCATCGATAACGGCCGCTTCGTTGCGGCGCTGATTGGAGCTTGACATACATGACCCCCGACCTCGAAGCCCACGGCCCTTACGTCGTCGCACGCCGGGGCGAAACGACGCAGCAGGTAGCAGATTGCTCGGTGTCGCCGCATGGGGCGGAGTATGCGCGGCTGTTTGCGCAGTCAATCAAGATGCGTGCGGCGCTCCAAGCGCTTATGGACCACTTCGATAAGGCGAGCTACGACGAAGCGTTTGCGATGGCGCAAGAGGTGCTCGCCGCTACCGGAAAGGGAGAGCCGTCATGAGCAGCTACCGCGATGAGAACGTGAGCGTCCACCTGTCCCGAAAAGGACTGCGCCGCGCTCGCCGCGACAACACCCTCCTTCGCATCGCCAAGGCTCGCGAAACGATCGGCGTGTGGCTCGTCGTCGTCGGGCTGGGCGTGTTCATCGGCTGGAGTGCAGCGCAAGGGGTGGCGTCGTGAAACGCGTCATCAAGTCAATCGGCCAGCTCGCGCTCATCTGCCTCGGCATCGCTATCGCGATAGCCACTGCGGCGGCCGTACTGGCGGTGCTCGATGATGTGCCGCCCGTCATCAACCATCTCGGAGGGTTCGCGTGAACGAAGCCCTCGAAACAATGACTGCGTATCAGGAGCAAGCGATGACTCGCGCAATGGAAAAACCGGTAACGGATTTCGATTTGATCGACGGTGGCGCCGCGCAAGTGCCTGCGCCGATTGCGCCTCAGCAGCGCGCCGTGGCAACGATGGCGACGCCGGCCGATCTGGTGCGCTATGCGCTCGATTCAGGTGCTGACCTGGATCGCCTTGAGCGCTTGATGGACATGCAGATCAAGTGGGAGGCGAACGAGGCCCGCAAGGCATTCGCCGATGACATGGTGGAGTTCAAAAAGCATGCGCCGGTCATCTACAAGGACAAGCACGTCGAGTTCCGCACGGACAAGGGCGTAACGGCCTATGACCATGCGACGATCGGCAACGTCGTCGAGAAGTTGATCGGCGTGCTCGCGGAGCATGGATTCAGCCACAAGTGGACGCCGGCCCGCTCCGAGGGCGGCATGGTTTCGATTACCTGCGTTTTGACGCACCGCCTCGGCCATAGCGAGGAAACGACGCTCGAAGCAGGCCTAGATCAATCAGGCGGCAAGAACAACATCCAGGCCATGATATCGACCAAGAGCTACTTGGAGCGTCACTCTCTGCTCGCTGCTGTCGGCCTTGCAACGAAGGATACGCCCGACGACGACGGCCGCACGGCCGAAAGGAATATCGATGTGCAAGGCCTGGTCGAGAAGTGGAAGAACAATATCTCTGGCTCCAAAACGGAGAAAGAGGTTCGTGGACTTTGGGCGCAGGCCGCGCCGGAGTTGCGTGCGGCAAAGGATACTGCGGCATTTGGCGAGGTGAAAAAACTCGTTGAAAGCAAGATCGCCGACTTCAAGGCAGCGGAGGCATCGTGATAGTCCACCACTGCGAGCAAGGTTCAATCGAATGGCACCGCGCACGCGCTGGCGTGATTACCGCCAGCATGTTCTCGACGGTGCGCAAGAAGGTAGGCTGCCTCGATGAGCGGCAAGCTGATTTTGTGCGATGCGTCCAAGACGGTATGTCTCACAAGGATGCGGCCGAGGCGGCCGGCTACAAGACGGTCCCGAGTTCCGACATTATCAAGCGCGCATTGAAGGGCGAGAAGATCGGCGACTGGTCGGATGCGGCTAAGGATTACGCCTTCCGCCTTGCAATCGAGCGCATCAGCGGCATGCCGCTCGACGAAGGTTTCGAGACTTGGCAGATGCGCCGCGGGCACGAACTTGAGCCCGAGGCTCGCATGGAGCATGAAGCGCTGACCGGCTTGCTTGTCGAGCGCGCCGGGTTTGTGACAACCGACGATGGCGCATTCGGTGCGAGCGCGGATGGCCTGATCGATCTCGACGGCGGCAGCGAATACAAGGCATTCCTCGCGCCCGAGAAGTTGCGTCCGATCCTGCTCGATAAGGACATTGCCGACGTGCGCGATCAGGCCCAGGGATGCATGTGGATATGCGGCCGCTCTTGGTGGCATGTCGGCCTGTACTGCCCCGCGCTCGCGAAAGCAGAAAAGCAATTCACGCTTGTCGAAGTCAAACGCGATGACGACTTCATCGAAGCGATGGAGCGCGATCTGATCGAGTTCGCTGCGTTCGTGGATCAGTACGAAGCGGCGCTTCGGAGGAAAGCCGCATGAGCAAGATATTCGTTCTCCGTGACCGAGAAATCGCGATGCGCATGTGGGACTACATCAAGGCCACAGCACAAGCATCGGCGAACGCTGGACGGCCTCTTACCGTCGAGATAGGCGAGTACCGTGAAAAGCGCAGCAGCGCCGCCAACGCCCGATATTGGGCCCTCCTGGGTGAAATAGCCGAACAGGTTCAGGTCGGCGGGAAGTGGTTCGATCGAGATGTTTGGCACGAATGGATGAAAGACAGATTCGCGCCCAAAGTCGAAGGTCCGAGCGGATTGCTTTCCGTGAGCACGACGCAGATGAACGTCGAGCAGTTCAATCAATACATGACCCAAATCGAATCGTTCGCCGTGCAAGAACTTGGCGTCGAGTTCGCCGCTATTTGAGGAACCAATGACAGCTGATTGTCCGATCCGCCGCGCCCTAGCCCGCATCGCGCCGCACCTCGAAACGCTGCCGCCGATCGAGCGCGAGCAGTTGCGCCCGGCCGTGCGCGCTTACGAGCACGACGTAGAGGAAATCCCGTTGCCTGAGCGCGTCGTCGCGATCATCCGCAAGGTTGACGCGCGGCTGCCGAAGTAATCCATTCACCCAGGAGATACCGCATGTTCCGCATCGAAGACACCCTCGCGAAGATCATTTCGACCACTCCGGTATCGGAGAAGCATGGAAATGAAAGACGCCCCGCTCTGTCGGTCGGCTTCTACCTTGTCACTGGCGGTGACGTGCTCGGCGAATTCGATCCGTCGTTGCGCGCGATGCTCTACCGCAAGCCGCAGCCCACACCCGGCGAGTTGCCGATGGAGCACGAGGGCTTGACCGAGTTGCGCTTCCCCTTCATGCGCAACCTCGCTTGGGAGAAGAAATACGCTGGCTACCTGTTGCGCCTGCATATCGGCGCGAGTGGCGCCGAGGACGTGCTGCTTGCCGACTGTGGCCTCAAGGACATTCGCTTCACGACGCAAGAAGGCGGCTCCGTCGGCGTGCATTTCAAGGTCACCGCGCACCCCAAGGACGAACTCGACGGCGGCAAGATCATCAGCCGCTTGCAGCAGGAAGTCATCATTACCCTCACCCCGCCCGAGAACTACGTCGAGCCCGGTTTGTTCGGAGACGGCGCGACGCCGGATGACGCAGAGCGCGATCCCTTTGAAGGCAGCGATCTCGAAGGCGGCGCGCACGACGAAGAGCCGGAAGAAGCGTAACCCCCTCTCACCGCGCGCCGTTGGCCCTCGGATTAGGCGCGCGGATTTTGGGCCGGTCATCGTGCCGGCTCCTTTTTCGAATTCTTGCCCTCGGGCGTGGAGATGGATGTGAAGAAGGTAATTCAAGAAGAAGGATATCGCCCCATCAAGATTTGGACGGATGAGGTCGAAGAAAGCGCGATGCAGCAATTGCTGAACATGGCAAAAATGCCGTTCATCGCAGGAAATGGCGTAGCGTGCATGCCTGACGTTCATGCTGGCATAGGCGCGACCGTGGGGACCGTCATCGCTACGGACAAGGCCATCATCCCGGCCGCTGTTGGCGTCGATATTGGTTGTGGGATGAATGCCGTTCGCCTGTCCCTGAAAGCTAGCGATCTGCCCGATAGTCTCGTTTCGATTCGTCATCAGATCGAGCGCGACGTGCCGCTCGGCGCGGGCGGCGCACATCAGGATAGCCGCCTTCCGCAAGTCGATGATGGATTGTGGCTTGGGCTTAGCGACTTGACGGCAAAGCATCCGGCTCTTTCCAAGAATCACGCTCAGAAGCAACTCGGATCGCTTGGTTCTGGCAATCACTTCATCGAACTGTGCCTAGATGAATCTCAGGACGTGTGGATCATGCTGCACTCAGGCTCACGCGGCGTCGGCAACCTGATAGGCCGCTACTTCATCGAGAAGGCCAAGCGCCGCATGGAGCAGTATTTCATAAGCCTCCCGGATGGTGATTTGGCCTACTTCCCCGAGGATACCGACGACTTCAATGATTACGTCGAGGCCGTCAATTGGGCGCAGGACTATGCCCTTGAGAATCGGCGCGTGATGATGGCCGCAGTGATTGGCGCATTGCGCCGCCATATCCCGATCGAATTCACAATCACGCAAGAGGCTATCAACTGCCATCACAACTACGTCGAGCGTGAGAACCACTTCGGAAAGAATTTGTGGGTGACTCGCAAGGGTGCGATCCGTGCGCGCGAGGGCGATCTAGGCATCATTCCGGGCTCGATGGGGCAGCGCAGCTACATCGTCCGAGGTAAGGGCAATTTGCAGTCGTACTGCTCATGTTCGCATGGCGCCGGCCGCAAGATGAGTCGCGCGCAAGCGCGCAAGGCATTCTCTGTTGCCGATCTCGTTGCCCAGACCGAGGGCGTCGAATGTCGCAAGGATGATGCCGTGCTCGATGAAATTCCCGGCGCGTACAAGGCTATCGACGAAGTGATGGCGAATCAAACCGATCTCGTCGAAGTCGTGCATAAGCTCAAGCAGGTTTTGTGCGTCAAAGGCGCTTAATCTCCCGCGCTATTGGAGAGGATTGAGGACATGGACAACAACGAGCTGATCGATACCTTATCTAAAGCCATGCGCACAGCATGGCAACTCGGCCAAACCTATTGGCGTCAGGCCGATAGCGATTTCACGTCAGATCATCGCCGGTCCGATGAAACACAGCGCAAATACGACATGCTCGTTCAAGAGACGATAGCCGCCCTCTCGCGCTCGCAGGACGATCCACGCTGCCAGTGCTGCGGCTATCTCGTGACGGAAAGCGAGCATCGTGGATGCTTGCGGTCTGCTGAGCGCTCGCAGGACGTTGCGCGGGTGGCGGACGAGCCGAGCGAAGCGCAAAAGGTGATTCTTGCTGAGCAAGAGAGCCTGATCCACCCCGCGACGCAGGTTTTCTTCCGCGCCGGGCTTCTCGCCTGCCGCGAATACATGGCTCGGTTCGTTCAGCATGAAAGCCCGACCATCGCAGCATCGATCCGTGCCAACTGGTGGCCCTCGCTTGGTCAGGATTTCGGGCCGCCGCGCAAGCTCGAATGGAGCGAAATGACCGTGGGCGAGTACGGCGAAGAGGGTTTCCGCGCCAAGACCGCCGACGAGGTATCGCCTACGCAAGAGGCTTTGCCGGTTGCGCTCGGGTTCCTGCAATCGATCGATCCGGGGTATCGCCGCGCGACGATCGATATGGGCATGGAGCGATCGATCCAACGAGAAGTTGCCGCCGCCCCACAGATCAACCCGGCGGAGTAACGAAGATGCCCTGCAACTATCGCATCAAAGATCTGTTTGCGCATTACGACGTTGATGAAAACGGATGTTGGATTTGGCGCGGTGCGGTCAATGGCGAGGGCTATGGAAGCAACCGTCGAGGCGGGAAGACCGTTCGCATGCATCGCGAGTACTACAAGCATTTCAATGGCGAAATCCCCGATGGATTGCAGGTATGTCACGAATGCGACGTTCCGCGGTGCGGAATCCTAACCATCTATTTATCGGTACGAACCTCGAAAACGCTCACGACAGGGATAGGAAAGGGAGAACGATTCTTCCTCCGCGTGGCGAGTTGCACAACAAGGCGAAGCTCACGCGAGCGCAAGTTGTGGAGGCTCGAAGACTATGGAAATGCGGGCAGTCGATTCGCGGGCTTGCGAGGATGTATGGACTGCATCACAAATCAATGTCGAAAGCGCTCAAGGGCGAAAGCTGGTCGAACGTACCGCATGGAGATTCGAATGAGCAATGAGAACCAAACCCCACAGCCGCCGCAAGCCGGGGCGAGCCGTGACGATTGGCAGCAGAAGGCGCTCGACCATGGATTCCAGTATTGGCGCGCGCCGGATGCGCACGGCGTCACCGGAACCGTGACGCAGGCCGTCGAACTGCTTCAAGACTTGCTCGGCGTCGAAGTCGAGATCAAAGACGCCCCCACTGCGCCGGCTGTGGCGTCTACTGAGTGCTGCGTGGACGATGAAGGCCGTATCCCGCGCCCCGACCTGTTGGCCGATCCACTTTGGCAATGGCGATGTATCGCTAAAGAGGCGGAAATCGTCGTGAATTGGAAAGGCAAATTCCTGATGCTCAGCGAGGAAATGTGCGTGCGTCTTGGCTCTGCTCTTGAGGCTGCGTTCCCCGAAGATGCCGCCCCCGCACCTGCCGAACCGAAGGGGGAGCAGCAGGACGACTACGAAGCCAAAGGCACCATCGAGCACCTTGATTTAGACAATCATCGACTGCGCCGTGCAATGCAGAAGATCATGGCTCGGCTCGCTGAATTGCTCGACGAAGATCAATTCGCGAACATCGAAAGCATCGTAAAGGAAGCTGGTGTTGAGCCTCCTGTCGGGCAGGTTGAGGCGTCACGCCAGAGGCCCGCAGCAGCGCAGACCGTTCGTGTCTGCGAAATCAGCGATATTCAATGCTCGCGCGGTTGCGGTGTCGGCGATTGCAAGCGCGAGCGCGAGGCTCGTTACCCTGTCGAGCAGCCCGCAGCAGCGCGGGACGAGCGCGGGGCGTTTCTCACGTACTGGTGCGAGGACGTGCCGGAATATATGCGCGAGAAGTGGAAAGAGAACGTTGCCGAGAGCTTGGATGGCGGAAATGCGACCGACAAGCTACAAGCCGCACATGACGCATGGATGGCCCGCGCGGCAGCATCGCAAGCGCAGACGGCGGCGGCGCGGGATGTGCCCGCATACATCATCACGTCGATTTTCAACAGAACAGTTCCGTTCACATATCAAGCGTTCGCTCAAAACCTATTGACTTGGCTGGCAGAGCACCCTGCCGCTGAAATCGAGCGCATCGACCGCGACGCGGCGAAGGGGGAGGAGCGGCCATGACTGACGATGAACTGATCGAAATGGCTAAGGCGCACGGCATAGACGCGACGCGGCTATCTACTGTCGTGGGCTTCGCCCGAGCCATTGAACGCTCGGCGCGCGAGGAAGCGATACGGGAATGCGCGAAGGCCTGCCAGTCGATAGCGAACAATACGGATTGGGTAGATCGATTCCGCGATGGCGCAGCCGAGTGCGCCGATGTGCTGCGTGCTTTGCTGGAGGGATCGTGAAAGCCCTATCTATCCGCCAACCATGGGCATGGCTCATCGTCAATGGCTACAAGAACATTGAGAACCGCACTTGGCCGACGACGTTTCGCGGGCGAGTTCTGATCCATGCTGGCAAGGGCATGACGCACGACGAGTACGACGATGTGGAGGACTTTTTGATGTTCAGCGAGTCACCATCTATGCAATCTATCCGGCTGCCGTCCTTCGTGGCACTGGAACGAGGTGGCGTTGTTGGAGTCGCAACAATCCTCGGCTGTACTCCGAGCGCCCGCCGATCCTCGCCATGGCATATCGAAGGGCAGTTCGGTTTCGAGATCGCCGATGCGAAAGCGCTGCCCTTCATCGAATGCAAAGGCGCACTGGGATTCTTCGACGTTTCGACCGAAGTGGCCGCAGCGCTTCGTGCGATGCATGAGAAGGAGCAAGCCGCATGACAATCCCCACCCAAGACCTGTGCGAGCGTCTCTCCCATGTGGAGGGTATGCGCCGCATCGGCCCTCTTATAGCCGAGGCTCGAACTACGATCGAAGCGCAGGCCGCGCACATCCAAAAGCAAGCGCTCGAATACATCAGCCTCTTCGATCAGTGCTCGGAGGCACAAGATCGAGTGAAGGCGCTGGAGGTCAAATGCGCCCTCCTGGCGGCGTCGCTGGATCAGGAAGAGAAGCGCCACGCCGCGCTCGAAGCTGGCCTGACCGATGGCGTGACCGACGACATGGCGGTTCTACAAAGCCGCGTCGAAGAATTGGAGGTGCAGCTACGGGAGAGGGGAGAGCCGGTGGCGTGGGAGACGGAGCAGAAAGGTTTCACAAAAAACGCAGCCATCGCCAAGTGGTGGAGAGATGCCGGGTTATCGGTCATCGAGTACTACGCCCACCCGCCAGCCGCAGCGGCGACCTTCACGTGCGCGGCACGCCGACAGGGAAGCGCAGGCGGCAACGATCCGGCTGATTGCGATTGGCCGACATGCGGCTGCGACGAGCATGCGTCGAAGGTCATCGCGGCCTTGCAGGAAAGCGGGCATTTGAAGGAGCCAGCCACAGCGGCGAGCGAGGAACTGCTACGCGAGATTGCCGCGCTCAAGAGGTATGACCCGAACGGCGTCCGCGGTTTCGCCAAATCGACGCTCACCGTCAACGTGCCGAAGGATTTGTTTGAGCGTATCGACGCCGCCATCGCAGCGCAGAAGGAGAGGGGGGAATGACCGAAGAACTCAAGATCGCCATCCGAGCAGTGCAGATCTACGCTGAACGGCACCCCAGGCCGCCGCACGTAAACATGATCCAGGCAGCCGAAATGCTCGGCATCAGCCGGCACACGGTCAGCAAAATGGTGCACACTGGCAAGCTAAGGCTGAACGGCTGTGGGCTTATTCCGATCAGCCAAGTGGATGCGCTGCTCGAAGCTTACGACGCATAAAGAGTCGCCTTTCTCTTCCGGGAGGGCGCTCCATAGACGAGGTTGTCTTCCGGGAAGATGGCGCGTATGTAGGTGGACTCAAGACGGTCCAGGTCTTTGGGATCGCACAAACTTATAGTGAATGCGTCAAATTTGAAGCCATTCTTAATGTGCTCCGACAGGCGACGAAAAACATTTACGGATTGACCTACATATACAACTCGGCCGGCACGAACCAGGAAATAGATGCCAGACAGTCTGCTTGTTGGAATTGCGCCTTTCACTATCTCATCATGTGTTAGAGGAGCTTCCATCCGGGCCTTCAATATTGACCTTGGGAATTTAAGAATGCCGGAAGTAACCCTTGATATATGCGCGACCTTTTGGCGGAGATTATTTTCCGTCTCTGCGGCCCACGCATGCGCCTCTTGTTCGGTGGCGAATACTTTGGATGATCTAGAGCCCCTGACATACACTTGCGCCCGGAACTTGTTCCCATGCTTCTCGATGCTCGCCATGCGAACCTCTTCTTGTATGTGGAGTACACATTTTCTACGCATTTGCCACGAAAGGCAAGCCAGATACGGCGAGGTTCGAGTCCGGTCCCGGGCACCACTAGCACCAAACAAGCCTGCACATCAAAAGTACAACCTCGTAGAAACAAGGGAATCCGGCTATGACGCTGGGTTTATGTACAGCACAGATAGACACCACCTGCATACCTTTGTAGACTCCGCTACACAATTCCTACACACGGGTCTACGCAATGGCGTCTTTCACGCAGCAAAAGACGGGCTGGCGAGCCCACGTCTATGTCTCAGGGCAGAGGGATACGAGAGTTTTCCGCACGCAGCGGGAGGCAAAAGCCTGGGCCGCAGCACGCGAACTCGAGCTCAGGGCGCAGAAGGACAAGAAGCCGGCCGAACGGCACACGGTGGCCGAGATGCTGCGGCGTTACGGCGAAGAGGTATCGATCACCAAGCGCGGCGCGCGGGCTGAACAGTTGCGCCTGGCAGCCTTTGTCCGAGATTTCCCAACGCTGGCCGAGCTAACGCTAGCCGAATTCAAGACGCCGCACCTGGCGCAATGGCGCGACGCCAGGCTAAAGGACAGAGAAGGCCCGGATGGCAAGACGATCAAGAAGGTGTCGCCGGCCGCCGTCAGCCGCGACATCAACTTGATTCGAAACGCGTTCAAGATCGCGCGCGAGGAATGGCATTGGATGGAGCACAATCCGTTCAAGGGGTTTCGCCTGCCTCCCGAGGCCGCGCCGCGCACGCGCCGGATCTCATGGCGCGAGGTCAAGACGATCGTACGCTGGCTCGGGCATCGCCCGGGCGTGGCGCCGGTGAGCAAGTCGCAGGAAGTCGCCCTCGCCTTTCTGGTGGCGCTGCGCTCGGCCATGCGAGTGAGCGAGATACTCTCGCTGGGCCGCGGCACGCTCGACATGAAAAAGCGGGTGGCGACGGTGAGTCACAAGATGGAATACCTGACCGGCAAGCCGCGCCAGGTGCCGCTCACTCGCCAGGCGATTCGCTTGCTGCGCCCGGTGGCCGAGCGCGAGCGGTGCTTTACAGTCACTGCGGATTCGCTCGACGCGCTCTTTCGCAAGGCGAAAAAGTCGATCGGCATTGCCGATTTGCATTTTCACGACTCGCGCGCCGAGGCACTTACCCGACTGTCGCGCCGGGTTGACGTGATGACGCTCGCCAAGATCAGCGGGCATAAAGACTTGCGGCTACTGCAAGAGGTGTACTATCGCGAGTCGCCGGAAGATATTGCGGCTCGACTGTAAAGGAGATGTAAATGACACGCTACATCATCGAATTCGAGACAGGCGACTCTCTCACGACCGAGGACAAGGCGATGGCCGATCTACACCGCGAGAAAGGGCGGCTCGTGATGGAGATCGACTCCGATCATTTGCCGTCAGGAATTACCGCATCATCCCCAATCGTCGACGCGAGAGCGTTGTCGCAATGACCGGGGTTGATCCAGTTCAGCGCTCGGCATAGCACGCAGCCCCAGCGGCGTCCGGCGTTTCTGGCCTTGGCCGCGCGCTCACTGATGGTTTCGTTCGGCGAGCCGCCGGCGAGCGTGTTGGCGGCTTCATCGAGCAGTATGGCGAGGTTTAGGAGATAGCGGCCGATCTTGCTCATTGCTGCCCCCCCGGAGGTGTCGATTTGGCCAGCAACTCGTTCGTCTGCTCGGTATCTCGGGTCGAGCCGAAGTAGAACGCGAGCACGGCCTTGGCCTCGCTGAAGAGGTAGCCGATGACGGTCCCCACCATCGTCGCCTCTGTGGTGTTCGCATATTCGACCTTGCCGGCGAGGATCGCCGCGGCGGCGCCGAGGCTTCCGAGAATGATTGCCATGCCGAAGATCGGCGGCATCAGAGAGCGCGTCGAAACCTGCATACTTCGCGCGCTGCTGCGATCTTGAACGGCGAGACTCGCAAGCGTCTCGGTATCCTTGAAGCCGGCCTGCGCCATTGCCAGCGCGTAATCCTGGTCAGCCTTTCGCATGGCCTGCAATTGCTCGGGCGTCGCGCCAGAGATTGCCGCGGCGATAGCGTTCTGCCGGTCGTCCGTCGAAGCGTCCGGTTTGGGCGTCAGGCCGAAGACCGATTCGAGCGCAGCCACGCCGCCGCCGGCGAGTGGGCCTCCAAGCACCGTCGCGATCGTAGGTGCGAGTTTCTCGACCACATTCAATGCATCGTCCCATCCACTCATGGCTCTAGCTCCCCAACAGAAAAAGCGCGCGCTCGGCGTCGCGGCGTTTGACAAGACCGGGCAATGTCACGCCGCCCGCTTTTACCCACTTCCTGAACTCATCGGCGGCGCCCGCAGCGTCACCGCCATTCAGCAGCCGCAGGAGAGTCGAATTCTGCAGCGCGACGGGACCGAGGTTGTACGCAAAGTCGGCGAGCGCCCCTTTTTGCTCGTCCGTGATAGGCACCTTCACGAGCCGATCCACACTTTCGCCAAACCCGGTCATGCGCTGCTCAAGCTCTGCATCTGCCTGAGCCTGCGTCCAGACGGTGTCGCGCGTGATGTCCGGGCCCGTGCAGCCGTAGCCGATCGTCGGCAAGTCCCACCCGCGTGCCGGATCGGGGTAAGCCTTCAACTCGCACCCCTCATATTGCTTGGCGAGATCCATCGCCATCTCAAGCCAGCCCATTGTCGGCTCCTTCGCTGAGGGCGCGCATCACACGCGGATCGCGCAGCAGCCGTAGAAGATCAGCTTGCATATCGCGTTGAGCCTGCATCATCGTGAGCTGCGCCTCGGTATTGCGGTCAATCTTCGTGACTAGGTCAAAGATGGCTTTAAGCATCCGTTCGCAGAGTTCGGCCGAGGCATCGGCCACGACCATGAGCACCGCGCCGGCCGAACTCGCCTCAATCGACAGAATGAGGTTTGTCAGCCCGAAGTCGCCGTCATAGCCGAGGCGCGTATGTGCATAGAGCGAACACGTGATGAAGGCACACAGCAGCCACAGGAAACACTTTGGGTTCCTAATTGCCAAATACAGGCGGAACAATCGTTCAGCCATGATTGCGCAGCCCAACCCAACCAAGCACGAGCTCGCCGACGAACAGAAACACCATCGCCCAACTCATGCGCCGGTTAAAGCGGCTCTCGCGCTGCGCTGCGTGGTCGTCGTGCTGCCCCTCGATCGCATCCATGCGCACCCGGTAATGGTCGAACCGGTCGCGCAGATCGGCGCGTAGGTCCCGAATATCCTCACGCGTGGCAAGCGTCGAGCGCATCTCTTCCATGCACTCGTCAAGGCGTTCGAGGTGCTTCTCGTGGCGCTCGATTGATTCCTGCAACGCTTCAATCGCGGCTTGCTGGCGCTTGTCGGCTTCGTGTAGTTCGTCGGCCGTAGGCATTGATTTCCCCGTTCAAGAGTTTTTATCGAACCCGGCGGCACTGAATGTAGCCATTCACAGTGGCAGTGCTTGTGGTAACACTGCTTGCTTCGGCGACGAGATATATCGTGGTTGTGGCGCTAATGTTGATTCGCTTCACCATCGGGTTGACGGCAGTCGTCCCATTGGTGCCTGTTGAAAGCGTCACCCCGAGATACGTGGTATCAGGACTTGCCGGGAGCGTTGCCGAGGTAGTCGTGATACCGGCCGCGATGTTTGCAACTACCGTCGTAGCCGCCGGCAGAAAAAGTGCCTGCCCCCAGCAATCCCAGTCTCCTGCTGTGAGACCGATACTCGTCGCATTGACTGTCGTGCCGCTCGTAATCGACGTGCCGGACCCAGATGCCGATTGGAATTCACCGACGGCGCCGGCTGCTGCATTACTGGCGTTCGTGACTCCCGTAATGGATGGCGTGGTGATGGTTGGAGATATTGCTAGCACGATGCCACCGGAGCCGGTTACTGCCGACCCAAGCGCCGTGCCCACGCCGGTTCCAAGACCAGACACGCCAGTCGAGATGGGCAGCCCTGTTGCATTCGTCAGAGTGGCAGCGGATGGCGTCCCAAGATTAGGAGTCGTTAGGACTGGTGAAGTCGCCAACACCACCGAACCAGAACCGGTCGAAGCCGTAAACGAATATGTCCCAGCGCCGGTGCGCGATATGAATCCAGTGCTAGAAAAGCCCGCGATATTATCGAGGCAGGCACCACTCGCCGTTGAGCAGTTTGTGCCGCCGCTCGATACTGGCACAACTCCGGTGAGTGCGGTTGCCGAGATGTTCCCCCACGACGGTGCGCTAGATACCCCACTTGATACGATCGCCTGACCGCTTGATGATCCCGTCGGGTTGATTAACTGAACAGGAACCGTCGTTGCGCCAAATGCCGTCGAGGTGATCAGCGCGAGAAATGCGGAGAATAGTCTTTTCATGATAGATTTGTCCTGATTAGGCCCCTACGTTGCCGATTGTCGATGGCGTCCCACCAGAGCTATTGGTAAATCGGGTCGTGATATTGCCAGGATCGGCGTTATTACAGTTCATCGCGCAGGACGTTGATGTGGCATCGAAGAGGGCCGCTTGGGTGCTATATCCGCGGAACGTGTTATTGCTGATCGACGAATAGGCCTCGCCTGTACCGTTCGCGAATGATGTTGCTGAAACGGCCGACGAGTTATAGAAATCATTGCCCATCACGTTGTTCGCGCGTCCGCCATTCAGATTGACGCCGTACTTAACTTCGCGCACTGTGCATCCTTGCACCTTGCAACCCTGGCTATTCACGAGCTTGACACCCCATGTGTTGCCCGGGCTATTTACGCCATAGAGTTGAGCGCCCTGCACCGTAACACCTTGCGAACCCGTTATGAAGATCAGATCCACTTCCGCGCCAGTAGACAATGCGTTGTACCAGCCACCGATGACAGTCACCATTGAGTCATTCGAACCCGAACCACCGGCAGCATTCACATACACGCCGTAAGTGCTGATCGAGTCAGCGCGGCAGTTAATCAATTGCACGTCTTCATTGCCCGTATTCGAAGATGCGGACATATCGAACTCATATCCGATTGCGCACTTGGCCGTCTCGCAGGCAAGGAATTGCAAGTCGGAAACATACGCGCCATAGGCATAAAACCCGATACTGCCCGTGCCAGTCGCGTTGGTGCCATCGACATAGCAGTCACGGAAGACCGAAGAAGCATTGCCACCTGCGCCGGTGCCTGCGCCGCTTAGATCGAAGCCATGCCAGTTATTGGTCGCCCCGGAAAACGTGACGGTAACTTTTTCCGCTATCGTATTCGTGGCCCGCAGATATGAGCACCCAAAGAGATAGTTATTGATTTGAATGTCGCGCATCGTGAAGCCGGCAGTGTATTGCAGGGCAATTCCGACACCACCGGTCCCCGTCACGCTCTTATCGATCGTCATGTCACGGATCGAAATACCTTGAAGCGCCGTTCCGGATGCGCCGAGCACTTGAATCGCGCTTGTCGTCGCGCTCGTCGTGCGCAGAATCGTCGAATGACGCCCCTTGCCTTGCAACACGGTGTTTTGCCCGGTGCTGCCTGCCTGGCCGGTTCCGATATTGACGTTCGTCGAAAGGATGTACGTGCGCGCGTCGAACTGGACAACGCCGCCCGTGTTCTTCAGGAAATTGATGGCGGACTGGATTGCCACATCATCTGCCGTCGAGCCGTCCGCCTTTGCCCCGAACCACTCGGGGTAACAAGTCATGCCGTTCGTGGCCTGCGCCGCGGAGTTCAAGAAGAGCGGCACTGGACCGGCGAGCGGTGGCGACTGCACATTGATGATTTCAGTCCCAACTTTGCCGGCGAAGTACCCCCCATTGAGCGGGAAAAGTTGCGTATTCGGAGAAAACGTCAGCGTGCTTGAGATGAGCGTCGGGCCCGGGATGATGAGCGTAGCCGGGTTCGAACCGATGGTATTGATGAATGCTTGGACCGCTGCAGTATCGTCGGTCGTGCCGTTGCACTTGGCGCCGTAAGCCGGATCGCGCAAGTCATAGAAGTCGTTGATGCGGTTATAGAGCTTCGTTCCCGTCGCAATGCTCGCATCCGTGGTCGTGCCATTGCTCGGCGTTCCGATGGCAATCGTGGTGCCGATCTTGACGTTGACCTCATTTACGCCAACAGGGATTGGGCTATTGAAGGTCAGCGTCGTGCCGTTGACAGAGAACTGATCATCAGCTTGGAATGCCGCATCGAAGAAGACCCACATGTTCGCGACCGAACCGGGAGCGGTCGGAAGCGTAAGGGTGGTGGTCGTGCCGGGCGTAAAATCAGTGCCGGCCGCATATTTCTTGTCAGTAATGTTGCCCGTAAGCGCGGCTTGCGGGTCTTGCGTTACCTGATCCCAGATCAGATTGCCATTTACATCGAACACCTGTTGGCGGTACGCTCCGGTACCCCATGCGACACATTCACCGTTCGCATCAAGGATGATGGGATTGGTGTTTAGGATCGTCTGAGCCTGGTCCTGATACGTCGCCTTGAACGTCGTGGTGTTCGGGATATAGTAGTAGACGCTGCCGCCGGAGAGCGGCACGCCATTCGGCCCGAAAAACTGTTGCTTGGCGTTCGGAATAAGGTTCGCCATTGTCGCCCCGAAGCAGAAACATTTCGCCGAGCGTTGCTCGGTTGTCTCTGCCCTCGGGAGACTGCTTAACGGGCTACTGCCGGCGATGGGCTCGCCTGGGCCGGTCGCACATTACTACATCACTGCGGAGAAGCACATGACTGGGCAAGAGATCATTCACGTGGTCGGGGTTTCCATCGGCCTCGGGATCATTCAGGAATTACGGCGCCGCGCCGCCATTCGAAAGCAGCGCCGCAGTGCCCCCGGGTATGACTACCGGGCCGAGCTTTCCTACAAGGTTGCCAAGCGGCTGGGCCAGTTGTGGGCGCGCTGTCAAAAGAGCGGCGGCCGCGCGCTGCCCTAGTTGCGTGTAAGGTAGTGAGCCGAGACCGATCCCGCCGAGCGTTCCAAGCGTAGAACCCGGGGCAGTCGCTAGCCCTGCCGCGACGCCGCCCGGAGCCAGCAGCGCGAGCAGTCCCCGCCCAGCCGTGCCAGAGTCCGGGTATTTCGAGCCGAGCACGCGCTGGCCGGCGCCGGATAGATCCTGCATCAGCGCATTGCCCGTTGCGAACGCACCCTTCCCGACCGACTTGTCGCCGCCCTTCACGGCGTTTTGGAGCTGTGCTGCAGTGAAAACGCCTTCGTTGTTGGCCGCGCCCATCGACGACGCCGCCGCGCGCAGGCGAGCAAAATTCGCCCACGCCTGATTGGCATTGGAAAGCTGCTGCGCGAGGTCCGGCGGATTCACCCGCGCGAGATTGCCATCGACCGCATCGCGCAGTGCTGACACAGCGGCGCCGAGCTGACGATTGTCGAATGACGGGTCTTTCAGATAGCCCGATGCCGCGCGCGCGAGTTCGCTCTGCACGCCCTTCAGTGTTTGGCCGTCCATCGATCCGCCGGCGGTCAACTTGTCGAAGATTTGGGTTTTCAGGACATTCATGAACGTCTTCTGCTGCGACTCAGGCAAGCCGTTCGCCATCTGCCCGAGGT